CTGGTAAGCCAGCAGCACTAATTGGGTGGGTAGAGTCTAATGATGTTAATAAATCAAAGGAGATAGATAAGATTCTTGATTCATTTTTGAAGTCAAGATTACCGTTGCCTGAAAGACAAACAATTGCAAAACAGGCAAACGTAGAAGGAGGTAATGAAGTGTCAGAAAACACAGAAACAGTAGTAGTTGAAGAAACTGCTCCAGTAGAAACACCAGTTGTTGCTGAGGAAGCACCAGCTGTTGAAGTAGCTGCAGAAGATGCAGTTGCAGACGCTTCTGCCGAAACTCTAGAAAAAGCAGCCGACGTATCAGAAGTTGAGGTTGATGAACCTGATTTTGCAAAGATGCTTGGTGATTTAAAGGGCTTTTTCTCAGAGACTCTAAATAAAGCTTCTGAGGCAAATGCAGCACAGGTTTCAACTATTAAAGAAACAGTAGAAACTTTCAGCAAGAGCGTCGATAGCAGAATTTCAGAATTGGCAGAACAACATGCCGTATTAAGTAAGGCTGTTGAAGATATCAAGGGCACAATTGATGGCGTAGAAAAGCGTGTCGATGCAGTAGAATCAGAAACTGCAATTAAGAAGTCCTCTGACCTTGGCGGGTCACAGGAAGTAACAATCAAGAAATCTAAATGGAACGGTTCTTTCCTCGGTTCCGTGAACGAATTATTTAACTAAAAAGGGTAGGTGAAACAAACAATGAGCAATGAATTATTAGAAAAGACAATTGCAGCAGGTACAACTGCTACAGGTACTTTCGCATCCACTACAGGTGGAACAGGAGTACACCGTGGATCAGAAAATGGAAACGGTGGTCTATTAAATGCAGAACAATCAGCTCGCTTTTTAGACTATATGTTCGACGCAACCGTAATTGGTAAAGTCGCCCGTACAGTCCGCATGAGAGCAGATACTACAGAAATTGATCGTATGTCAGTTGGAGAGAAGCTTATGAAGCTTGCAACTGAAGGAGACGACACAGCAGCAAATAGCGCTGTTACTTTCTCAAAGATCTCTTTGACAACAAAGAAACTTCGCTTGGATTGGGAGCTTTCAACAGAGTCTCTAGAAGACAACATTGAAGGTGCTGATCTAGAAGATCACATTGCCCGCTTGATGGCAACACAGGCAGGTAATGACATTGAAGACGTAGTCCTCAATGGAAACGTATCTCTTACAGGAGATGCACTATACAAGTCATTTGACGGTATTGTTAAGAAGGCAAAGGCTAGCGGTCACGTTGTTGACGCAGGTGGAGCTGCAGTAAGTCGTGCTGTATTTAACAGCGCTCTTAAGGCTCTTCCACGTAAGTACAAGCAACGCCGTGCAGATCTTCGCTTCCTAGCAGGATCAAACTTGATTCAAGATTTCCTATATGCTAACAGCATTGGAACAAACAATACAATCCCACAAGATATTGCTTCAAGCATTATCCGTGGACAAGAGGTACAACCACTAGGTGGACCTGCAGGATATGTGGCACCATTCGCATTCGGTATTCCGATTGTTGAAGTTCCACTTCTTCCAGAGGCACAAGATGGAGATTACACAGGAGAGACTGGCAACCACGGAGACATCCACTTGACATTCCCAAATAACGTAGTTATTGGTATCAAGCGTGACGTAACTGTTTACCGCTTCTTCTGGCCACGTAAGGACTCTATCGAGTACACAATGTATACTCGTGTTGGCGTTCAAATCGAGCAAGCAGACGCTTGGGTCGTTGTTAAGAACGTAAAAGTAGCTTCATAATAGGATTAAATCCGCAAGAAAGGCCCCCAATTAATTTTGGGGGCTTTTCATTTTAATTTAGTAATGCTATAATTAAATAACCTAGATTAAGGAGATTACTGTGTCATTTGAGACATTAAAGATATCTGAACTTAGAAAGATCGCTGAAGATTTCGGCGTAGATACAGAAGCATTAAAGAATAAAAACGATATTGTTGCATCCCTAGCAGACGAAGGCGTTACTTGGGCGGTATATCAAAAAACAATTAAAGATGTAGAGGATGCCAAGGAAGATATTTCTTATGAAATTCTACCTAAATTTGATCCAAAAGCGGAGCAGCCAGAAAATACTGTTTTAGTTAGAATGACAAGAGCTAACTTTAGGTATGATATTATGGGATTTACCTTTACTAAAGATCACCCATTTGTGGCAATGGACAAAGAAAAGGCACAAGAAATTTTTGACAAGGAGGAGGGTTTTAGATTAGCTAATCCAAAGGAAGTTCAAGAGTTCTATAGCTAACAAAATCCATGTATGGCAGAGATATACAAAAATTCTAACTCACCAATAACTACAAAAATATTTTTCGGTGGAGAAATTGTTGACGCAGACGGAGCCGTTTTAGTTCAACTATATGACATTACCAGTCCTTCTGCATCTACAGACCCATACAATCCAGGAACCCCAACAGGCACTTTGTTACAAACAACAAAGGTTGAAACAGATAACGGAACATATAAGGTTAATATCCCATTTGCTCTGACTACTGTAGATAGAAAATTTAGAGTACACTGGATTTATCAATATCAGGGACAAGCATTAATGCACTACACATTCCTAGATGTAGTGACTCCTTATTGTAGTATTATTGAAGCAATAGAAGATTTAGGTATAGGCTCTGATCCATCAGATCCAAATTATAAAAGCTATCATGAAATGATTATGGCAGAAAAATATGCTAGAAAAATAATTGATGACTACACTGGACAAAACTTTACACTATACAATGACAGTCAAACTCTTTATGGGTCTGGCTCAGATATTCTTCCAACCCCATATAAGATTCATACACTAGAAAAATTATATGCAAACGACATACTTTTAATAGATACTGTAAATAATATAAATAATTTAGGGTACACAATACAGGTTTCAGAATCTGGATTTGGAATAAGAGTAAACAGAAACAGCATACTTGATAATACCGTATATGTCGCAAATGGAATGGTTCCCCCTTCTATTGTTGTATCTAGTCAAGGATTTTTTAATAACAATACATCATACAGGGTAGAAGGAAAGTTTGGATGGAATAGAGTTCCAGACGAAGTAGAGCAGGCATGCATACAATTAATCGGACACTTCTTTGATAAAGATAGACACTGGAAAGATCAGTATGTTAAATCCATACAGACCTTTGACTGGAAGATTGACTACAACTCAGACATAAATTCTGGCACAGGATGCGCCTACGCAGACAAGCTTTTATCAGCATACGTTTTAAATCAAATGGTTGTGATCTAAATGTTTTCAGTCATAGACTCAGTTCTGTCTATGAAAATGGATGTGTATAGACAGTCTGATGCACAGAATCCAGATACTGGGGCAATCATAAAAGAGTGGAATTACTATAAGACTCTTGACTGCCACGCTAAAGGCGTAATTAGCAATTCAGCTACTACAAGATCAAGCGACAAACAGGTTTTTGATAATAGATATTTAAATGATCAGGTTATTCAGATTAGAACATCTGAAAGACTTATTCTTAGAGAAAAAATTACAAACGTTAGAGATAAGTCTGGTAACATTATTTGGGCAGAAATTAACTTCCCTACAGAAACACCAACCGTATTTGAAGTAATAGGAACTACACCCATAACAGATCCATTTGGAAGAGTGATTGGATATAACTCATCCATGAAGAGATCGGAGAACCAGCAAATTGGACTCTAGTAGATTACTCGTACAAGCAGCAAGCAGCCTAGAAAGATTAATGGTTGGAAGCTCAAAAGATGCCTCAATTAAAGATAGCAATGTAGCGCAAATATCTGCAGCAATATACTATCAGGCTAACGTCATTGCCAAATTAACAGAAAGCAAACAATTTAAAGACAAATTTAAGTCCGTGATATTTCAACAAATTTTAAAAGACTTTGGAAATTATGTAGACGCACAGGCTAGAGTAAAGCCTAAATCCCTTCACCATATGTATGAATGGAAAAAGGCTGGAAACGAAAAGGCAAGACTATTTAATCTAAGAATGATAGACGGAGAAGGAGTTTCATTTAAAATATCTTACGAGTATAAAATGTCTAAATCCTTTGTCCCTGCACCAGAAGGAAGAAGAAGACACGTATTTGCAAATAAAGCATCTGTGATGGAGGCTGGAATGCCCCTAATAATTGCTCCACGCCATTCTGAGAGGCTTGTATTCGATTCTAATGGTCAGACTATCTTTATGCCCAAAGGGGCCTCAGTGGTCGTTAAAAGGCCTGGAGGAAGCGGTGTAAAAAATCAGTTTACTTTAAAATATAGCATATTCTTTAGAAGCCAATTAGTTAATCAATCTATTAAGGCTTCAGGGTTTCAAAGACTATTTAACTCATCATTGACAAAAGCAATGAGACTTCCAGCATCAATTAAAAAAGTTCAATATTCATTTTCCCCAAATACAATTAGATCTATGGCGGACTCAGCAGTTACACAATCATTTGGAGGTGCAATGGTATGACCCCTGATTATAAATTAGACGCAATGTTTGAGCTAAGAAAATTCTTATGGAGCAAACTTGTACTGGCTGGTATATTTGATGATGAAGAATATTATAGCGATAATATAGCAGAAACAATTATTCCAATTATTCCAGTACAGCAGGCTCCAGAAATGAATCAATTTTTAAGCGGCAAGAAACATATAGTATATGACAAGATAGGCACCTCTTATGAGGATAACTGGATGGTATGTTGTGAGCAAATTCTATTCACAATATACTCAACCGACTTTGCAGAAATTAATGAAATTAGAAACTTTATGATGGACCAGTTTAGAAGAATGGATGAATCTGCCAAAGATATAAATAGGTATTCTGGACTATCTAATAAATTTAAATTCTATAGCATATTCATAGCAGATGTATCTCCAACAGAGCCATCTCAAGAACTGCAGGGGTTCTTGTCCACAGACGTCATTTTAGAAGTAAAATATTCACGAATGCTAGACTCAGCAGGCCGATTCTTATAATTTGCCTTATAGCCTATTATGGCCTAAAATTAGACTAGAGGAAAGAGCCTAGCCAGCAAACAAAATTTTTAGAAACCACAGGAGGTGGAAATAAATATGGCAATTCAAAATACAGGTAATGCCCGCAATATTCTTGTAGGAGCATCACCACTATTCTTAACAGTTGAAGATTCAACTGTTTCAGGGTATATTGAAGATATGGAAGCAGGATCAGCAAGAGCTTTTGTCGCAAGCAAAAACAGATCTGTACCAGCATTCGTATCAACAGAATCATATACTACAACATTAAATAAGGTAGATACAGCAACAGGAGCAACAGACGTACCATCAGCTCCAATCGGTGCAGCATACCGCAACGTAGGTTACACAAATAATGGTCTTCAAATTACTTACAATCCAACATACGATTCAGTAACAGTAGATCAGTTGCTAGATACAGCAAAGCTTTTCAAGTCTGCGATGGAAGTTATGATCGCAACAGAAATGTCAGAAGGAACACTAGAAAACGTTCTAGTTGTATTCGGACAGAAAGCTTCAACATTAAATGCAGGAACTCTTGGTTTAGAGGCAGGCGCACTTGGTTCAGCACCAACAGAGCGTCAATTAATTGCAGTTGGACAAGCTCCAACTACAGCAGCTAACTCGAACACAGAGCGTGTATATTATGCACGTCGTGTTCTATCTGTTCAGCAATCACAGTTCTCTCTATCACGCAGCACACCAACAACATTCCCAGTAACCTTCCGTCTTTTGCCTTCAGGTAGCTCAAGCTACGTAGGCTCAGAG